TGGTGGGCGGTACAGGGTTCGAACCTGTGACCCCTACCATGTCAAGGTAGTGCTCTACCGCTGAGCTAACCGCCCGGTGTGCCCCTTTGCAGGGGCGCGAATTCTAGCCCGGAACCGGGTGTGGCGACAAGAGCGCCGCAGCCCCACCTAGCCCAGGCTGGCTTCCTTGAGCTTGCGAATCTCGTCGCGCAGGCGCGCGGCGTCTTCGAATTCCAGATCGCGAGCGTGCTGGTACATCTGCTGCTCCAGCGCCTTGATACGGGCGGCGGCCTGGGCCGGGTTCAGCACCACCGCATACTCGGCCCGCTCTTCGGCCACACGCCGCTTGCCCTTGCCCGACTTGCCCTCGCTGGCGTCGCTACGTGCGCCTTCCAGGATGTCGACAATCGGCTTGGCCACCGAGCGCGGGGTGATGCCGTGCTCGGCGTTGTACTCCACCTGCTTTTCGCGACGACGGTTGGTTTCGTCAATCGCCGCCTGCATCGAGCGGGTCATCTTGTCCGCATACAGGATGGCCTTGCCGCGCACATGGCGGGCGGCGCGGCCGATGGTCTGAATGAGTGATCCGGTGGAACGCAGGAAGCCTTCCTTGTCCGCATCCAGAATCGCCACCAGCGACACCTCGGGCATATCCAGGCCTTCGCGCAGCAGGTTGATGCCCACCAGCACGTCGAACTTGCCCAGGCGCAGGTCGCGGATGATTTCCACGCGTTCCACCGTGTCCACGTCCGAGTGCAGGTAGCGCACGCGAACGCCGTGCTCGCCCAGATACTCGGTGAGGTTTTCGGCCATGCGTTTGGTCAAGGTGGTGACCAGCACGCGGTCGCCCCAGGACACCCGCTCGTTGACCTGCGAGAGCAAGTCGTCCACCTGGGTACCGACCGGACGAATCTCCACCTCCGGATCCACCAGCCCCGTCGGTCGCACCACCAGCTCGGTGATCTCGCCAGCGGATTCGCGCAGCTCGTACGGTCCGGGCGTGGCCGAGACATAGATGCTGCGTGGCGAACGCTCTTCCCACTCCTCGAAACGCAGCGGCCGGTTGTCCAGCGCCGACGGCAGCCGGAAGCCGAACTCGACCAGGGTTTCCTTGCGCGAACGGTCGCCTTTATACATGGCGCCAATCTGCGGAATGGTCACGTGCGATTCGTCGACCACCAGCAGCGCATCGGCGGGCAAATAGTCGAACAAGGTCGGCGGCGGATCGCCGGGCGACTTGCCGGTCAAGTGCCGCGAGTAATTTTCGATGCCCGAGCAATAGCCCACCTCGGCCATCATTTCCAGATCGAACTGGGTGCGCTGGGCCAGGCGCTGCGCCTCCACCAACTTGTTTTGCGCGTACAGGTTTTCCAGGCGATCCTTCAGCTCCACCTTGATCGTCTCGATCGCGGTCAGCACCCGCTCGCGGGTGGTGGCGTAGTGGGTCTTGGGGTAAATGGTGTAGCGCTGCAACTTGCGCAGGGATTCGCCGGTCAGCGGGTCGAACAGGGTCAGGTTCTCGACATCGCCATCGAACAATTCGATACGCAGGGCTTCGGCATCGCTTTCGGCCGGGTGCACATCGATCACTTCGCCGCGCACGCGGAAGGTGCCGCGGGTCAATTCGTATTCGTTGCGGGTGTACTGCAGCTGGGTCAGGTGCTTGATCAGCTCGCGTTGGTCCAGATGCTCGCCCAGCGACAGAATGAGCCGCAGCGACAGGTAATCCTCGGGCGCACCCAGGCCATAGATCGCCGACACCGTGGCCACCACCAGCGCATCGCTGCGCGACAGCAGGGTCTTGGTCGCCGCCAGTCGCATCTGCTCGATGTGCTCGTTGATCGAGCTGTCTTTCTCGATAAAGGTATCCGACGAGGGGACGTAGGCTTCCGGCTGGTAGTAGTCGTAGTAGCTGACGAAGTACTCCACCGCGTTGTGCGGGAAGAACGACTTGAACTCGCCGTACAACTGCGCCGCCAAGGTCTTGTTGGGCGCCATCACCAAGGTCGGCTTCTGCACCGCTTGCACGACATTGGCGATGGTGTAGGTCTTGCCGGAACCGGTTACCCCCAACAGCGTCTGCTTGGCCAGGCCGGCCTCGAAATTCGCCACCAGTTTTTCAATGGCGCGCGGCTGATCACCTGCCGGCGAATACGGGGATACCAATTGAAAGCGATCCGACATGGGCCAGCCTCTGATGCGATTTGTGAGTATAGCGGCGCAACGATGAGGGACGCGTGCGGAGTATTCCTACGCTCTCATCAGAGATTCGCCGATGGTGTGCCCTTGCAAAGGTGGTGAAGCTGAATACCTCACCCAACTGCAGGAGATTCCATGCGCCGGACGCGCTGTCGCCCCTTGTTTCCCGCTCGGCCGTGGCCGACCCCACGCCCTCGCGGCTTGACCTTGCTTGAACTGCTCACCGCGATGGCGATCACCGTGATCGGCGTGACCCTGGCCCTGCCCTCGTATCGGCACTTCCTGGAACGCAATCGCGCCGACACTGCCAGCTACTTGCTCACATCGTTGTTTGCCTCGGCGCGAGCCACAGCGATCACCTACGGGCGCATCACTGCGGTCTGCCCAACCGATGGCACGTCCGCCTGGTGTTCGTCCGACGGGGATTGGAGCCGCGGCTGGCTGATGTTCAGCGATCCCGACGGCGACCGGCAGCCCGACACGCCGGATCAGGTGCTGCGACACGAGCGGTTTCCGGTCCATGCGACTTTGCAACTGCGATCTTCCCGCGGTCGGCCGCAGCTACGGTACCTGCCGGACGGCCGCAGCGCCGGCAGCAATCTGACCGTGCGTATCTGCAGCGATTCGCGCTTGCTCGTCCAGGTGATGGTCAACAATGCCGGCCGGCCGCGGGTAAATCGCCCCCGCACCGGCACACGCTGCCCGCAGTAGCGGCGTTTTGGGGAGGCTTGCCGGCCCCGGAGTGCCTGCGTACAATAGCGGACCCCGCCCGAATAGCTCAGCCGGTTAGAGCACTTGACTGTTAATCAGGGGGTCGTTGGTTCGAGTCCAACTTCGGGCGCCATATATAAGAAGGGCTGCGAGCAATCGTGGCTTTTTTTGTTTGTCTACTATTCGCACGCCTGTCTACTTTCGGCGTCGCTTCCCCATCCCCGGCGCCCCGTCCCGCGCCTTCACCCACCGCTCCACAAACCGCCTGCCCTGCGCTGCGCTGGCCGCCTTCGCGCTGTGCTGCACACCCCAGCCCTGGACACGCGTCGTGCCGTCAGCCTCCACCGTGGCCACCCAGCCATAGTTGAAGTAGAGCCAGGCCCTGCCGCCATCTTCAAGCCAGCGGTAAGGTCCGGTGAGCATGGCCGGCAGTGTGGGCACCGGCGCGCTGCGGCGCTAGGTGAAAACCGTGGCGTTCGGTGAGATAGTCCGCGCGTGAGATACAACCCGGCCCTGGATGGCTTGCGCGCGATTGCCATGTTGGCGGTGTTGGCTTTCCATTCCCGTGCGCCCTTCGCGCTGAGCGGCTATCTGGGCGTAGACCTGTTCTTCGTCCTGTCCGGGTTTCTGATTACGAGCATCCTGGTCGCGGAATACCGCGAGGCCGGCTCGATTGATGTCTGGCGGTTCTACTGGCGCCGCGCGCTCCGCCTCTATCCAACGCTGCTGCTACTGCTGGCCGCTTTCCTGATAGCCGCGCCTTTCGTGTGGTCGGAGCTTCCGGCGTGGCGCTATGCGGCGTGGGCAGCGTTCTACCTATCCGACTACAGCAAGGCGCTGCTGGGTGAGCCTGTTGTCCTGAGCTACACCTGGTCGCTGTCGGTGGAGGAACACTTCTACTTGCTGTGGCCGCTGGTGCTGCCGCTGGTGCTGCGCGCCGGCAATCCTGCGCGTGTGCTGGTCATCGCGTACCTGCTGGCGACGGCGTGGCGAATCGGCAACTACCTGTGGCTGGGCTGGGAGCCGGCTTACTTCCGATTCGATACCCGCCTGAGTGGACTGATTCTCGGGTGCCTGCTGGCGTTCTGGCAGCCGAATGTTGGCCGGTGGGTGCCTATCGCGCTGCTGTCGCTGTGCGCAGTGATGGTCATGGACACCTTCATGCTACGCACCGGCCTGACCGCGGCTGTGCCGGCAGTAGAGATTGCATCCGCTGTGCTGGTGCTGGCCTGCGTCACCGCGCCGGAGAGGTTGCGTGCGATCGCACTGCTCGCCTACCTGGGCAGACTGTCCTATGGCATGTACCTGTGGCATTTCCCGCTGGTTTACTGGATGCGGGATCGGTACGAATGGCCGGTGACTCTGGCAGTTGGCGGACTGTTTGCGGTTGCGATGGCCGCGCTCACATATCACTTCGTGGACGTGCCGCTGAGAAGGCTGCGCATGCGGCCGGCGCCAGTTGCAGCTGCTCAGGGCGCGACGTAGCGCACGACGACGAGGCCTGATCCACCCGCGCCACCTGCAACCGTATCTACGTTGCTGCCGCCACCACCACCACCTGTGTTGGCAGTGCCAGGACTGCCGGCAGTTGCTGGCCCGTTCGCTGCGCCAGCGCCACCACCGCCCAGACCGCCAGTGCCGCCCACGTTGCCGGCCGACCCCATGGACACACCGCCGCCGCCACCGCCACCAACAGCTGCGGGCGCACCGGCCGAGACAGCGCCGCCCCAGCCAAGCGAGGACAGATTCACGCCTGCGCCACCAGGCCCACCGACGCCGGTCGCGTTGATGCCAGTGCCTGCGCCGCCAGCCGCAGCTTTACCGCCTCCGCCACCGCCGACGTTGCCGGTTCCGGGCGAAGGTGCCAGGCCACCCGCCGAGCCCTGTCCCGATGTGCCAGCACCACCTGCGCCGGTCCCCTGAGGCCCGCCGCCGCCGCCGCTGCCGCCGACTGCGCCGGGGCCGTTCGTCGTGCGGCCGCCGCCGCCACCGCCACCGGTCGCAGTGTTCGCACCGAAGGAAGAATTGCTGCCGTTGGCTCCACGACCACCAGACGTACCACCAGCACCGCCTGCGCCGACCGTGACAGCAACCGTCCCGCCGGGCGTGACGCTGACAGACGAATGCACGATGACGCCACCGGCGCCCGCGCCGCCGCCTTGGCGTGACCCACCACCGCCGCCGCCCGCCACCACTAGCGCGTCCACCGACGACACACCAGCCGGCACGTTGAATGTGCCCGAAGCGGTGAACACCTCATAGGTGTAGTTCACGCCGCCGCCCTGGCCGTTGTTCAGGCCAACCATCGCGGTCTGCTGTTGGAAGATCATGCGTCGGTGTCCGCGTCGGTCGTGACGAACAACTCCACCGAGTGCAGGCGCGCGTCGACGGCGAGCGTGTCGGAACCATCCGTGGCCACGCGATAGACCCGGACGAAAATAGTGTCCTGCTTGGCGGGCGTGCCGGCGATGGTGATGGCCGAAGTCTCCGCGGTCACGTACAGGTCGTTCGTGGTGCCGCCAGTGTCCGTGACGGTCTGCGCGGTGCCGAAGTTCTGCGCGATCGCATCGTCGTCACTGACGGCCAGCGCTTGGAGCGCCCAAACCACGCCGAAGTTCGTGGTGGTGGCGCCATGGGACCAGCGGAACCGTGCAGTGATGGTGCCGGCGTTCCACTTCTTCGGCATCGGGATGGCGAACTGGGCGTACTCGATGGTGCTGGGGTCGAAGTCCAGCGTCACGATGTCGGGCTGGTTCGCCGCACTCGCTATGGTAGCCAGCGCCGCGCAGCCGCCCGAGACGCTCGGCCGCATGCCGGCAGCCATGATGGGGATGGACTGCTTGCCCTGCGTGGAGCCAGCTGCGTTGACGTAGGCGCTTCCGTTCCAGGTCTTGAACACGCCAGCCACCATCACCCGGATGCCGGTCACGGGGGCGTACGCATACCAGGTGCCACCGTAGAAGATGGCCAGATCGTACTGGCTGAAGGTGGACCACTGCGCGCCGGTCGCCGCTGCCGGGATGATGTAGGCCTTGCCGTCGTCGGTCGGTGACGTGTAGGCCGGCTGCGCAGTCGTCGACTCGGAAATGATGTTGCCCTGCAGGATGGCCTCGCGCAGGAAGTTGTCGTTCACCACGAAGCGCGGCTGCTGATCGCCTTCCTGCCAAGGACCGTACGGGAGAATTGCGGTGCTCATGCGACTTCCTTGGTTACCACCGGGCCGGGGCCGGTGAAGCGGTTGATTTGCGCGACAGACACTTCAATGGGAGATGCCCAGCCGGTCACGTCGAAGGTGCTGGTATCACTCAGCGTGGTGAGCGTGGTTTCGTTGGTGCCGTCGCTGGCCACGATGGCGTAGCCCTGCCAGTTGGACGAGCGCACCGGCCGTGCATCGGTGCCGAAGCGATGGCGCGGTACGACTTGCACGTTCAGGTCATTGCCGGCATGCGTCAAGAACACCTGCGAAACCGTCCACTCGCGCTGCGCGTTGCCCTGGTAGGTCATCAGATCCTGGGACGCAGACTCCGGCGAAAGGCCGTTGCTGACGCCTCTATGCATCAGATCGGTGTCAACCCACGAACTCTGCGATCCGACGCGCAGCAGCGCAACGTCCAGCAGGACAAACATCGAGCCAGCCGGGTGTTCGACCACCTCGGTGTTCACCAGGCCACGATGAAGCGTCGTCAGTACCCAGTTGCCGTCCAGGTTCTTTACGGCGTCCCGGTACTGCAGGACTTCCCACTGCGTGCCGTCCTCAGTTGCATGCGCGACCGCGATGGCCCCGCCCTCGGCAACGAAAGTGGCGTTGGATAGCGACTCGATTTCGTCGTCTGAGTACAACTTGACCACGATGCGATTCGTTGTGTCGGTGTAGTGCCTGGATGCCGCTGGCAACACCTCGACAAGCGCCCCCATGATGGCGTTGAGCGTGGTCGGCACGACGGACATAAAGCTGTCGCCCAGGTCCAGCGAGCGCTGCAGGGTTGCGCCAGTCCAGCGATCGTTCGTGCCCGCCATGGCCACGTAGTAGCCCATATCATCGGCGTTGTCGGTCAGGCCTGAAATGTCCAGCACAGCGAGCGCAGTCGGCGCCATGATGGTCGACTGCGGAGGCGTAGGCGTAGGCGGCTCGGGGATTTCCGTCAGATTCGCCGTGTAGGCGGACTGGCGGTCAATCACCATGCGGACTTTGACGACGCCAGGATCATGCTCGATGTTTAGGATGCGCGCCCGGCGCAACTGGCCTCGGTAACTCAAGCCCACACAGTCGGTCGGCACCAGGTCGATATGCTCATCGGTCAGGTGCCACTCGATTTCGCCGCCGGCCTCCGTCCAGGCCACCTTATGCAGCTTGATGGCGATGCCGTAAGGCTCGGTGCCGGTGTCGAAGGTTACCGGCGTTACCAGGCTGCCTTCGCCCAGCACCGCGATGTCATCTGAATAGCGCGCACTGGTGGCCTTGGTCGTGGCGTAATTGGCCTGCGAGGACTCAAAA